GTAGTGGAGAACACTAATCTCGACGGAAAGTCATTACTCCCGGTAGAACCATCGACTACTGCCTGAATCGTTGCATAGATGTCTTGGCTGCTATCGGAGAACCTGATTTGCCCAAGAACATCACCCGTTGTGATTGTTCCAGTAGCTTTGCCGGATCGAAGCAGAATTGAGCCGCCATTTGTAGTGCTACCTGAATCGGCTTGCACCTGCAGGAAATCACCACGAGAAGTCGAAGACGTGCCAACTAACAACCTGCCGGAACTGTCGATGCGGGCGCGTTCGGATGTTCCATCAGGGCTTCTGAACAACTGAGCAGAGGAATCAAAGGCAATCGCTGAATCAGTTGCAACATTTCCCGTGCTTGATTCGTAGGCTCTGAATACCTGAGATCCACCGGAAATAAGACGAAGGTGCCTATTAAGGGTGCCGCTTGCTTCTATCTGGAAACCATTGAATGTAGAGGTATTGCCATTTCCAGTAAATCTGGCAATAGCGCCAGAGGCAGCTTGGAAAACGTCGAGAGGCGCCTGAGGCGCAGCAACGCCAATCCCTACCGACCCTCCCGATGTAATGTGGAGACGCGTTCCGAGTGTACCTGCAGATGCAGTACGGATAGCAAAAGAACCAGAATTGTCTGCACCATCTCTTAATACAAGCAAGCTGGCTACGGTGTTATCAACGCCATCAGCATCTCTAAGTGCAAACTCTTGCTGCACGCCAAAGCCTGCAGACATCTGCTCTGTAGTTGTTGCTTGAATACGAGCAGCCGTCCAAGCAGCCGCTCCGGAACCACCTGATGACAAAGAGCGATTAGACAAGAAGTTTGGATAACTAGAGCCAGTAACTTCTAGAGTCGCACCTGGCACAGAAGTCCCCAGACCTAAGCGGCCACTGGAGTCCAAGCGCATCCGCTCATTTCCACTTGTGTACCAGATCTGAGCACCAGTGTTATTGTTGCGGTATTCAAGGTCCGTAGTAGTTGAATAGATGAACTTGTTACCTACTCCGTTCTCGCGGAATGCAATTTGACCACCATTCGTGCCGTCAATTGTTAGCGTTGAATAGTTGGCCGAACTCAATGGGCTTGCGCTACCAATGCCTACATTTCCACTACTATTGACAAACAACCGACCAGTGCCATTAGTCGAGATGGCTACGTTATTTGCGGAAGGTAGATAAACCCCGTTCGTGGGAACGCTGCTGCCACTCGGGATCAGTGCTGCAGCCGTTGCAGTGCCGGTGGTGGTGACGTTCTGGCTGCCAAAGTCCGGGCTGATCTTGGTGCCAGCGATGGCGGCACTGGCGTTCACGTCGGCGTTGACGATGGCACCGTCAGCCAGCATCGCGCTGGTGACAGTGCCCGTGTCTCCTGTGGTGACGATCGTGCTGTCTAGATAGGCAGCATCAATCGCAGTGCCCTGCCACACACCCGTGCCGATTGTGCCAACACTGGTCAGGCTGCTGCTGACCACACCGCTGCCCAAACTGGTGCCATCCAATACCTTGGTGCCATCAATCCGGTATTCCTTGCCGCTGGCGATATTGACGTTTTCGCTCAGCGTCCAGGCATCTGTGGAATCAACCCAGTTGATGGTCTTATCGGTGCTGCCCTTGAGTGTGATGCCACCACCATCAGCAGTTAGATCAGTCGGCGTGGCGACATTGCCGATGATGATGTTCTTGTCTTCAACCAGTAGATCCTGAGTGTTGATCGTGGTGGTCGTGCCGTTGACCGTTAGGTCACCAGCCAAGGTGAGGTTGTCTGACCAACTGACATTCGTGCCATCGGTGACGATCACCTGATTGGCCGTGCCGTTCGCCAGCTTGCTGACGGCAATCTCGGCACTGCCGCTGATGTCTGCATTGACGATGGTGCCGTCAGCGATCATCGTGCTGGTAACGCTGCCGGTGTCACCGGTGGTGACGACGGTGCCGCTTACGTTGGGCAGCGTGATCGTTCGGTCGGCAGTGGGATCAGTGACTGCCAGCGTCGTTTCAAAGCCATTGGCCGTGCTGCCTTCAAAAGTCAGACTGCCAGTGGTGCCGATCTCAAGGTTGCCCGTGATCGTCAGATTGCCGCTGCCATCAGGAATCGGCAAGTAAGCCACGCTGTTCCAGTTGGTGGTGCCATCGCCGATCTTGAACTTCTTGGTGTCTGTCTCATAGCCGACCTCACCAGATAGCAAAATCGGATTTGCGGCTGTCCAATTTGCAGCGGTATCTTTCCGCTGCGCCATCTGTACGCGGATCGTAGTTGCAGTCATGATTCAGCACCACCAGCTTGAATGATAAGAGTGGCAGCCACTGCCGGATCGGCATCGTCTGCTTGCAAGATGAATGGCGCGGTGCCACTCATTGCGTAGGAGGTGAAGGCAGCCTCTGCACCGAGCGCAGCAGGTTCGCCCACGAGGCTGTAAAGCAGAAAGTTGCCGATCAGTGCGACCAGCTCAACGGTCATGTCGGTATAGACGCCACGTTGCACCTCATCTGGTTTAGCGCCATAGCGGTAGAGCGCATCAGATGGCACCACATCAGCACTACCCCAGAGCGTGCTTGAGACTGTGAAGCTGCGATGGCTTCCGGCAGCATCGACGTAATGATCACGGATCAGCGTGGCCTGAGCTTCTGTCAGGTTGGTGTAGGTCAGCACCAAGCGGTAATTGCTTTGCCGCAGGCTGTGCCTGAACAAAACGGGCGCGCCATTGATTGTGTCTTCAACGCTGACGTTCAAACCACCAAGGTCATAGCTGAAACCAGAAGGAGATAGCGATGGGAAAGCGTTCATATCAGGTATGGCGGCAGGAGCTGCAGCTCTACTGTGGCATCGGTGATGTCACACGACTGCTCGATCTGCGGCGGCGATAGGTAGCGCCATAAATAGCCTGATGGAAACGTCAGGTTGGTGGCGATCAGAACTGAGCTTGGCAGATCGAACGGCTCGAAGATGCCATGCAAGCTGTAATGGCTGACTAGGTTGAACGACTCGGCAGATGTCAGCCGCGTGAAGGTCATACGCAACACGTGGCCGACGCTCGCATTACTGTGCCGGACGCTGGATTGATAACCATCCAGTACGGCGAACTCACTGCTGGCATTGGTGCCAGGTGTGTAGGTGCGAGAGGCGGGCTGCAGCGCGGGGAAAGTGGCCATGGCTTATGTGCAGTTGACGGTGTTGTTGTAAGTAATGCCAGTAATGTTTCCTTGCGGATAAGAACAGCCAACCGAGCCGGTTGTACCGCTTACAATAGCAAGACCGATTTTATCGGCTTTCTTCATCGCAAAGCCTCCAACAGTTTGGTCTTTGCTAATCTCAAATACTGCAAAAACGTAATCAGTCACCCCAGTGGTTAGGGATTGGGTTGTTGCGTTAAAGTAGCTGCTGCCAATCTTGATCCACTTAACATTCAGGTAGCTTGCATAAGTACCCAGCGCCGGTCCTCCACAGGTCGGTGAAATAGCAGAGAATCGAGCTTGAGTGTATGACTTGTAAACGGTTGGCAGGCTTGCGTTGACTGTCCCAGAAGTTGTTGCGCCTGTTGGCGTGCAGGTGCCTGTGCATCCGGTGCTTGTGATTGTTGCCCTTGTCCAGTTAACCGCAACGCTGCTAGTGCACTCAGAAACCTGTACTGCAAGCGTTTGCCCCAACGTGGTTGGCCCACCAAAGCCAGTTGCGGTAGATGGATCCTTGCATCGGCCAGTGGCGACAATATAATGATCGATTTCGTTGGTAGTGATAGAAAGATCCCATGAACCAGCAATAGGTTCGTCTTGGCAAGAGATGTGGGTCTCAACGCCTGTGTCTTTATTGATCTTGCTCCAGCACACCTGACCAGCGCACGTGAAGTCATCATCGCTGACAGATACGGTGTCACCAGCCCGTGGTGCGCCACCAGTGCCAGTCCCGCCAGTGATATAGCCAACACCATCTTGGTCAAGTGATTCCTCGTAAGGATCAGCCGGATTGTCCCATCCGCCGATCGGGGTTGGTCCACCGCTGGACTCGCCGGAAGGCTGCGTCACATCAGGGCCGATCGGCGGGCTGCCACCTTCTGGCCATGTTGGCTCAGTCGGTGCAGGCAGATCAACCGTGGCATCGCCTATATCAGGCGTGTCATCAAACGCAGGGTAATCAATGCCGCCACCACCGACTGGCGTGTTATCTGATGATGAGTTGTCGTCGCAGCTGTAATCACTGCGGCCTGCTGCGATGGTGACGCCAGGAGCCGTGGCCGCTGCAACCTCTAGCGCCACCAAGCTGCGGCCTTGTGAATCGATCGGGTAGTGCGTCAGATCAAAAACACATGCACCGCTCGCCGTTTTCTCAATCCGCTCAACCTCATACAGAAAGTCGTGATAGTCGAGCGCTGTTAGCGCTGTTTCGCGGCGCAGCCTGACGCGCACAATGTCGCCCAGTGTCAGCGTGCTGTTGTAGCTGGCTGGTCGTACTGTCAGACGCAACGTATGGGTAATGTATTTGCGTCGCGCTAAGCGGTATGCGCCAACCTTGACGGCGTGTGTTTCGCTGGTGCAGTAGCCGCTCAGGTCATACTGCTCAAACGGACCAGCTGATGCTTCACCGGTGTAGCTGATCTCAGTGGTGCGCGCGAAGCCAATATCAGAATCTGGCTGCTGCCGCCACATCATCTGCAGCGTGACAGGTTGCCGCTCACTCAGAGGGATGTATTGGATCTCGAAACCATCCGGTAGCAGGTGATCCTCAGTGAACGTGAACGACCATCCGATCGCAGTGGTCTTGATCGTGTGATTTGCATTAATCGGCAGCCGCGGCTTGAATCCGAACTTGCCGTTCAACTCCACAAGTCGCAGCAGGTAGTCGTTGCTGATCTGCTCAAGCCATTCGTCAAGGTTCAGGCTCTCCTGAAACACACCATTAAAATGGAGCCCATTGGTCTCGGTGAAGTTGGCCGCGGCCAACATCTGCGTGTTGTCGATCAGCGTGCTCGGGATTCGGCCTGATTGATTCATGAGGTAGATCGCCAGATCAATCACGTTGTTGCTGGGCCCCAGCGTGCTGTCAATAATCCGCGTGATCTTGATGCCTTGACGCACGAACACATGCA